CTCTTACGCCTGTGTTCTTGCTTAAGCTCGATTCCTTTGAGTTTTAGTGAGGTACGGAGTAACAGACTTTCAAGCTGCTGTAGCTTGGATGACACGACTGTATCCGTCTGCTCTGAAGCGTGCAAGGCTCTCTTGAGCTGCGTAACAACAAGAGCTAGCTCGGCGATGGCCGCCGAACCACTATGGCCATCAAGTCGATCCGCCAAAGCCCTGGGAAGGGCTCGAAGGGTCTCTTGCGATAATGAACCATGTAGTAGAGCCTCATCCATGCAAGCATGTGACAAGACTATTACGTGTTCAGCCAGGCTCACCGCGAGCCAGGGCATTACGGGAAATCCGAAGATGTCCTTAAACACAACTATCGGGCCCTGTTCGGGCACCGAGTGCAGACTGTCTCTCGAGACATACTCTGCATCATGGTCCAACCTACTGCTTGAATACCAGTAGGAGAGACTTCGGAGATCCAGCGATTTCAGCTCGACTTCGTGCTCTTTGGAAGCTAGAGTGTTAACCAGAACTTGTTGACGGTCCCAGTAAGGGATTCCACCCTTGTTCCACCCCAACCCGAAGGGTTCCGGAAACGGAGCTATACTTCGTATTACGTCACGTTGCCTCTTGGAAAGGAGGGCAACGCTTCTTGGACCAAGGTTTCGACAAACGTCGACAAACGAGTCATCAGACGCCTGCTTCCACTTTGGAGAAGCATAGATTCCATCCGCCGTTATTAGCGACGAGCAGAACTCCGCTGCACGGTCGGATACCAGCGTCTTGTCTCGCGACACCGGTACACCACTAGCATCTAATAGTGCCATGTAGACTTCCGCGCACTCTGACTCAAACCACACAATGTCATCGCCAACGATCGCAAAGGTCAGCTCGGTAGGTGGTCTGTCTGAACATCTTGTTTGGATGCCCAATGCCAGTAAGACATGCGCTAAGGTAGCACCATTGAATGTGGGAATCAACCCAAGTGGTTGCCCTACCCTCCATCTCGTGTGTGACCGTTCAGCATTCGGTAAGGCTTTTGTCCCGTCCGAATAGGTTGCGATACGGTTTCCTTTCAGGCCCTTCGATTGCTCGGGTACCTTCCACTCACCGCCGCTAACCAGGTCGTAGCAATGTAGCCACTCCTGGTCTACTCCGAAGCAGCGCATCGCCGCAAGAGTGTAACGTCTTGGGAAATGATCGGTCCAGCCAGAGGCATCAACCGATACAGCGGAGTAACCTTTACTAAGCTGTTCACGGACAAACTGTTTGCCCGAGGCCTGGTCAAACTGAAAATTGCCAGGCAGCCTTTCATTCACTGCGCGTAACCACTGATATAGTGGTCGCAGAAGTTGCTGATACACGATGTTAGGGTTGGCAATAATACGTGCCTTATAACCCGGTTCCTGAAGAACAGCGATCTGGCCTATTAACGCCGTGCGGCTCCGAGGAGTCCCTTGGCGGTAACCAAAACGCGCAAGACTACCAGCAGATATATTCGGAAATTGATCTAAGAACCCCTTGCCATAGGTAAGGACAAACTGGATTGATGGCCAAAAGGCTTCCGACTCTGCTACGGATCCAAAGGGGTACGCCTCTTTCCGTTTTGCTTCGCGGAATGGATACCGCTCCACAGGTTCTCCCGACGCCTCAGGAGGTTTTGGGAAAGATGGCATGTTCGCAGTGAGCTGCTGGTAACCAAGTCGGATGAAAGCTTCCGCTCTCAGAGCCGCCTCGTCACCTAAAAGAGGCCGTTCTACCCCCTTTATGAACTTCACCCACTGTTTATTCGTAAGCTTCTCGCTCACGAACCCCGAAAACACCATGAGCGCATTCCAAGCCTTTCGGAATCGCTTTGTTCCTCCTCGGAACATCACTCGAAACGCACCCTTTGGCGTCCCGTCCGATCGAACTTCGATACGCGTGGTCGCTTGATAAGGAAGGTCGAAACTCCAGTGCAGGAACATTTGACGCAGGTCTTTCAACCGGTCACATGTCCAACACTCCCCGGATTTCGTAACCCAGGTTCGAATAGCTTTCACCAGCGGCATGAACTCAGAGGCCGTAAAACCTAACACATAGAAGCGCTTAGAGATAGCATTGTCGTCATAGAATGACATGCCATGGTCCTCCAT